TCATTTTTTGTTATGGCCTACAGCAGCTTTCATCATATCCAGTAACATATCTTGTTTTTCTTTTGGCATTTTTTCTAACATGTCAATTAGCTCGTTAAATTCTTTTCTTAATTCAGTGAATTGAACTGCATTTAATTCTGGATCATCAGATCGACCTAATAAATAATCGACAGATACGTTTAATACATCTGAAATGATAACTAAAGTTTCATTAGATGGCGAACTATAGCCTGTTTCATAATTAGAAATTGTAGTTTTTGTTACTTTAGTTTCTGTATCCATCTTTTCTTTTATCTTTAATGCTAATGCATCTTGTGTTAATCCACGTTTCTTTCTAGAAAGTTTTATCCTTTGCCCTAAAATAGTCATAAATTCACCCCATATATATTATATCCAAAACTATAAACTGTTTTTCTAATTTGAAAGTACAACTAAATTGTACTTTGTTTGTAAAAGTTTTGCATTAGTTTTTTGAAACTTTGTTTAAAAATCCAAAAAACTCAAGTATTATTATTGACAGTACAAAAAACTTGGATATATAATGAGTGTAACAAGTTCAAGAAAGTTGGATTTTAGGAGGTGTCATCATGGGAAAGAAACGACATAATTTAATTAAAGCTCGCAAACGTAAAAATTTTACTCAGGAACAACTAGGGGCATTGATAAATAAACAGAAAACGGTAATCAGTAATTGGGAAACTGGCTACGCAACTCCAACATTAGATGATGCAATGCAAATAGCGCAAATATTAGAAGAAGACATATATAATCTTTTTTTAGGTGTTGAAGTTCAAGAAAATCAAACTTTATTTTGAAAAGTTCAATTGTAGGATGAATTAAATAAAAAATGAAAAGGAGCCAAAAACATGTACCAGATAAAACAATTACCATTCTCACTGAAAGCAGAGGATGTACAAGAATTCTTAAATATTTCTCGATCAGCTGCATATGCACTTATGAAGAGAAAGGACTTTCCGACAATCGTAATTGGAAAAAGCAAACGTGTTAAAGCGGAAGACTTTCTTAAATGGGTAGAAGCACAAAAGGTAGGAACAAATGCTAGTTAAAACAGAATTTCAGGTGTTTAACAAAATTACCGTTTGATAAATAAGGAGGTGATCTAGTGGAAGATACAACATCATTAGTAGCATTCGCAATGTTTATCGCATTTAGTATATTGCTACTTTACATTACTTACGAACCAATAAAACGGTGGGCTTGGGGTGACGTAGAACAAAATAAAAAGACCCATGGCAGTGGGTCCTTTAAGAAAAAACACTTGTTATAAGTATATCACGGAAAGTAGGGAAATAGTACATGCGTTTAACTGAATATCAAGTGCTATTACCTAATAAATTCTGGAACTTAGCAGAGAACAAGGACGAATTAAAGGAAATGATTGAACAGTATTTCAAAGTTGGTTATCCGCATTATGAAATTCAACGAATAATCAAAAGCGGACAAGCATATGTAGCAGTTTGTATTAGGAGGTAAATATTTATGGCAAACGTAGTAACTGAAATTGGTGGATTAAATTTCAAAGGTAATGTAGTGGATCATGAATGGTTTAATTACATCACTTTTAGTAATGGTAAGCCTCACATTGTAGCAATTATGGTATTGAGCGAAATCGTCTATTGGTATCGTCCTACAGTTATTCGAGATGAATATACTGGCAAGGTTACTTATAAGAAAAAATTCAAATCAGATAAGTTACAAAAGAGTTATCAGCAATTAGCAGAGACATTTGGATTTTCAAAACTACAAGTTAAACGAGCTTGTGACTTATTAGTGGATATGAATTTAATCATAATCGAATTTAGAACAATCATTGTAAATGAAATTACTTTAAATAATGTAATGTTCGTTGAACCTATAGTAAGTGGAATAAAAAGCATATCAAGTATGTATCAAGAAGTTGAAGAAGACCCTGTTGACTTTGAAGTAAAGAGGGTGGTCACTTCAAAATCAGGTACCTCTTCACATGAAAGTAATGAAGCTCCTGACTTTAAAGTAAAGACAAATACAGAGATTACTACAAAGAATACTACAGAGAATACTACAGAGAATGTAAGTAGTAGTAGCATCTTCTCTTTCTATGAAAATAATTTCGGTATTTTAAATACATTCATCGCTGAAAGTATTTCACAATGGGTAAACGATACAAACGAAGAACTTGTACAAGCAGCTATGGAGCGTGCTTTGAAACAGCAGAAGAAATGGAATTATGCTGAGGGCATTTTAAAACAGTGGGTTAACAATAACGTGAAGACCTTAAAAGATGTGGATGCTTTAGAAACGGAATATCAACGAAATAAAGGAGTGAAAAAACGTGTCGGAATCAATCGGAAGAGTGATGACTCGGATAGTGAATACATCGGCTTGTAGTGAAGAAACAGAAGGGTATACATGTGGACATTGCAATAAATATATCGCGGCAATCACTGTAGAAGTTCCGCAGTTACGTATTAAAAACAAAATACTTCCTACATGTGAATGTGTTGTAGAACGTGAAGAAGCAAAAATACGTGAAGCTCAAAACTTTGCTAAGAAGAGAGAAATAGAAAAGTTGTTCAGCATTAGTAACTTAGGAGAAAGGTTCTCCAAAAGTACATTTGAATCGTTTCTAGATAGAAACGGATCAGAGACAGCTTATAAAGTTGCAGTGAAATACGTGAAGACTTTTAAAGAGTGGAACGGGGAATCGTTACTGCTTTGGGGAGAACCTGGTAATGGTAAAACACACTTAGCAGCCGCGATTGTAAATGAGCTTTCTAAAAAAGGATACATTGTCGTATTTCAAAGCGTTCCAGAATTATTACAACGTATTCGCAGCACATTCAATAGTGAAAACAAAGAAAATGAAACACAAATTATGAGAGCACTTTTAGAATGCGACTTACTTATATTAGATGATATTGGAGCAGAAAAAACTACGGAATGGGTCGAAGAAAAATTGTTCAATATCATTGATGGTCGGTATAGAAAAGAACTTCCTACTCTGTATACGAGTAATTTAGAACCAAAAGAACTGAAAAATCAAGTTGGCAAACGTTCATATGACCGAATGGTTGAAACAAGTCTAACTGTAAAAAATGAAGCCGCTAGTTATAGAAGAGAGATAGCGAAGCAACGTTTACAAAGATTTATAGAAGCATAAAAGGAGGAAAAAATATGTGTTCATTATGTCGTAATACAGGAATTATTCGTAAAGAAATTTATTCAGGTGTAACTCTAACGGAAGGTTGTAATTGTGAAGTGGCAAAGCAACAGCAAGAAGAAAACGATAAGCGTTGGCAAGCATGGTTAATAAAGTTTGAATCAATGAAACAAGAGTTGCAACGTAATAAACAACAAAAAGTTAGTTAATAAGGGGGAGAAAGCTATGAAAAATACAGGTATTGCAAGAAAAGTGGACGAGTTAGGGCGTGTAGTAATTCCAGTAGAGTTACGCAGAACTTTGGGGATTGCTGAAGGAACGGCACTAGACTTTCATGTTGATGGGGAAAATGTCGTTTTAAGAAAACAAGAAAAATCATGTTTTGTAACAGGTGAAGTTTCTGAATCAAACATTGAATTGCTGGACGGACGGATGTTTTTGAGCGAGAAAGGAGCAACTGAATTACTAAACATTCTTGAAAAGAGTGTGATGGCACATGGCTAAGCAACTAAATATTTTCGATGTAGAGCCAGCAATTTGCGAGTTTGATGTAATGAAAGCCAATGTTAAGAAGGGAACTGGGCGCAATACATACGCTGATGTACGTGTCCAAGTTCCAAAGAATGCAAAATGTACGGATGAGTTACCACGCACAACTAAACAAGATGATCGTTATGACATCTTTGAACAATATGTAATGGCAATTTGGAGGTTTCAACGTGCTGTAGATAAGTTCTTTAGTTGGGATACAGCTGAAGAACTGTGTAAGGCAGCAAGGGATAAAAAAGAAATCATTCCGGTAAGGGTTTATTTAGGAAGTGGCTTTAAACCTGATGTTGTTGAGTACATGCGGTAGTAAAAAGGGAGATGGACATATGAAAAAAATAGAAATTGATGTTAGCAGCAACAAGCTTTTAATAGTTAAGGATGGAAATGTAACGGCAGTAAATCCACCAATGAGCGGATTTGGTGAGCAAGTCGCGGTTTGGGTAAACGGTAAAGTTGATCGTGTGGATACTAAGTTTACTGAAAAGATAAAATAATCATTTTTAGAAAGTAGGTTCGCTTATGAGTGTAGCAAGAAATCATGAGGCGATGAAGGAATCTAGGTTGAAAATTTACATCGCTTTAGAAGAAGCTAACTTCATTTGGGATGAAAGAGATGTAATTCGTTTTCGTGAAATGTGGAATCAAGGTATGAGTTTACCAGAGATGGCAGAAGCATTAAGGAGACACCAAGCGGAAGTTGCGCTCCTTGTAATAGATCAGGCTGATAAGTATTTAATTGAAAATCGTCCAATAGGATTAGGAATTTGCTAAATAGGAAGGGGAAATCAAAATGAACTTAACTAAAATATTCGGAATGCAAAAGGTGTTAGATACAAGAATCATCAAGGAACACGAATTAGAAGGGCAAAATTTATTTTACAATATGATTCTTGCTTTACAGGTTGAAATTGGAGAACTTGCAAATGAAACAAGATGTTTTAAGCATTGGAGCAATAAAGGTCCTAGTGAAAAAGAAGTCATTTTAATGGAGTATGTAGATGGATTTCATTTTATAGCTTCATTAGGGAATGATATCGAATTTAATCCTAATGAATATAGTTTTAAGTCATTAGAACATAATGCAAACGTCTATACCGCAAGTACTTTAGTCAATCAATTTAACAATGTATATGAAGCTGTATCGGAATTTCGTGCAACTCAAGACATTGAGCTTTATGAGGAATTATTGTACTCGTTCTTAGGGTTAGGTAAGAAATTAGGATTCACATTTGAAGAGATTGAGCAAGGTTATTACAAAAAGAATGAAGTGAACCATCAGCGCCAGGATAACGGATATTAAGACCAAATTTGAATTTTATAAGAAATGGGGAACAAGAAATGATACAAAGAAAGTTTTCAATTGAGGAAATAGAGGGTGTGTTACAAACGTTAGTTAACCAAGGACACCTTGCTGACGGAGATGCTGATGAAATTCTAAATGTACTGTATGGAAAGTTAGGGGAAGACGGTTACGAAAAAATTTAACCAAAGCGTTATTTTATAAAAAATGGAGGTAAGTAAACATGAACAAATTAAAAAAATATTTAGATGCTTTATTAGTTGGTGAAGGAAAAGCGATTATTGAGAAAGAGGATGTACAAGAAGTATTGCCACGTTTAGAAGCGGTATTAGATGAAACGGGTTGTGTGTACTCTTGGAGTGAAAACATGGAAGGTAGAGTGCTAGTCATTATTAGTGAAGTGAAATAGAACAAAATAGTTATTTTATGACGGAAAAATAAAAGAACCCGTTTGTTATAAACGGATTCTTCCCACAAGGTGTGCAAGAAATTCAAGGTAACTGGACCAGAGCCACCTGTGGAATTCCTTGTGATAATACTGTATGCAAAGGAATCAATAAGGTTAATGAAATTTAAACAAAATTCTTATTTAGGAGGGGAAATAAATGTACGAAATCATAGTTGAAACAGAAAATAGAAATTTTGAACTTTTAGAAAATGATAAAGACACATTTTTACTTTTAGAAACTTTTAAAACAGCGAAAAGAGAAAAGAAAGGTGCTTCATTTAGTTTCTTTTGTAGAACTTTAATGAGACAAGTTGTAATAGGCATTGAACAAATACAATTCATAACTTATAAACCGTCGGAGGAAAAAGAAGATAAAAACTAAACAAAATCTTTATTTAAAAGAGTTCAGCCCCTAACGGTGCGCTGCTAGGGGCTGAATCTTGAGAACTTTTATTAAAATTACATGAGGTTGATCAGTGAATGTAACTATTGATCTCTCGAATTATAGCACTAAGTTAATTAAAGTTGCAACTCGATATTTGCATTTAGTGATAAAGGATATGGAGGGGATAAAATGACATACTCATCAATCGAATATTGTAATCAGTGTGATAAAGAAATAGCGTTTTGTGATTGTGTTTGTAATGAATGTGATGGAGATTTGCATGATTGTGAATGTGAAGGTAAATAAACAAACTCGTTATTTGAATAGAGAGAGTGAAGCCCTAGAGTTAGGGGGTCTAGGGCTTCAAGTCTGAGTATATCTCACACGGTATTATAAAGAGAAAAGAACATATTGAAGATAACATATGATTGTTTCATAAATGTATCAATAAAGTGAACAAATTCTTAATTTGAATAGAAAAGAGCACCATTAGGGCTTATGGCGCTCTTTGACCAAGAACTATATTGTGTATTTTTTATAGTCCGTATAAGTATATGGAAGTTGAAAATAAAGAGTGAATCAAATTTTAACAAAATCGTTATTTGAAAGTAAATAAAAAAGAGCACACATATAAGTGTGCTTCTAGACTAAAAGGTTTGAACGTATGGACTGGAGTGCCCCACACAATAATATATGCTTGTCTGATTTAAGGGTGCAAGTTTTTTTATAAAAACACTATTTGATACAGGTTTAAAAATACCATATGTATCCTATAAAAAATATGGATACAACTAAAAGTATAAATAGAAAATATTTAAGGAATTTGAGTAATGTTTTCATTGCTTAACTCCTAATTTTTTAGCTATTTTATGGGAATATGTAGATTTTTATACAACTAAACAAAAACTCCATTTTAATAACTAAGGAGGATGAATGATGGTTGTAGAAGCAAAAGTAACATTTGAATTGGATGAAGAACAAAAATTACAGTTTCAAAATGTAAGAGAAAACAAAGGGGAACCAGAAGCGTTTTACTTTCTAGAAGAATTGATAATGAAAGGAATTGATTTGGCTGAATTTGTAGAGATGGAGTACAAGGATAACAAATAACATTTCAGTCAAATCGAAAGGGGAATGGAGAAATGATTGAACAAATGGATATTGCGGAGGGGCAGTTATCAATATTCGAAATGGATGAAACGAAAATCAAATTGTATGAAGTCTTAGAAGCGAATGGATACCATTGCGAGATTAGGAGTTATTATCTACACAACGATTACTTGGGTGAGGTTAAATACTTCTTCGTTAGAACAACTGATGACATGATCATCGACATGTGTTTGAGTCAGTTCACGGAAGTGTTTACGGTATACAAGGACTTCACTGAATTGGAGATCAAGAAGATATACAGAGGAAGATTACAATGAAAATTTCATTTTGTAGAAAAATGAGGTGCTCAGATGAAAGGCTCTACAAAGTATCAACTATTAAAAGATGATTTCGATCATGCTGTAAAACAAATTGAATTGAGGAATAAAGAAATTGAACTTCTTAGAGCAAGTCGTGATCCATCTATACACGAATATCGCCAATTGTTTAATGAACGGATGAAACTTAAAGAGGAAATTGAGTTTTTAAAAGATGATGTTCAAATAAGGGATGAACATATTGAAAGACTCGAGAAGGAATTACAGGAATATAAAAGAGCAGCTAGCAAAAGCTAACTGCTCCTTTTGACAAAAGATTCCGGGCTGCCAACACTGTTAAGAAAGCAGCTTATAGATAGTATGCACAAAGTTGTGCTAATTATTCCAATTAATAAAGGACAGCTAGTGAAAGCTAACTGTCCAGTCTTTAGAGAAAGGGAGGAATAAAAATGGGTATATAAAAATTCCTCCATCTACAGTATTGACGGAATATTGAGTTTTATTCGGGGGGGAGAGAAATGAGTAAATTCAACGGTCAAAAATTAACGGAACTTCGGCATTTATTCGGAATGACTCAAGGGCAAGCTGCTGAATTGTTGGAGGTTGATACCCAGAGGTTGATTGAGATAGAGCGGTCAAGAATCATTCCGTCGTTTAATCAAATACAAGTACTATGCAGAAGGTTTCATGTTAAACCAAAGTATTTTTATTGCGAATCATTTGTAACTAATAGAGTGAATCCAAATTACATTTCTTTTCGTCATTAATAAACTAGGAGGTAGTGGGAAATGAAAGTAACATTTGAATATGAGTTAGAGGATAAGCAAAGAGAGTAGTTTGAGGATGTAAGAGCGGAAGAAGGCGAAGCGGCAGCGTTTTATTTTTTAGAGGACTTAGTAAAAAAAGAAATTGAAGTCGCTGAGGCTGTTGAAACAGAGTACAAAGAATAAAACTCAACAAAATAATCCTTTGAATAGAAAGAGAGAAAAATATGTTACCAAATAACAAGCTCTATAACCATTTATTCTCGTTACTTATTGCCCTTCATGTGGGATTAGCAATTATAGCAGCGATACAGAAGAAGTGGTGGGATGTAGCGGACACGTTAGGTGGAGCGACACTTTTGATAGCCATTGTACTTGTAATTGAAAATGGTCGAGTTAAAAAATGGGCAGCAATGCTTTTCACTATAACAGCTATTGAGAATGGATTAGAAGTTGCAAATCAATTTTTATCACAAAAATATTTAGATTCACTTTGGGATATAGCTGCGATAGTACTGTGTGTGTATTGGATGAGGCAATATTACGTTGAAGAATAGAAAGTGAGGTTAGGAGAATGAAAGCTTTGAAGAAAAGAAAAATCAGAAAAGCGATTGCTCGTCGTGCAAAAGATGTTGAGAAGTATCAAGTTAATAAAGCTTGGAGAAACATTTTTGTACAAGCTGGTATTTTAAAGTAAATGTAAACAAAATATAGTCCGGCTAGAAAACTAGAGGACACCAATTCATTAAAGCAGCAATTACAGCTGTTTTAGGAATAGGTGTCCTTTTTATTTTGGAAAGGGAGATGGGGAAATGAAGGTGCTAAGAGATCAGTTACGTGAGTGGGAAAAACAATCGAAACAAGCAAAGAAGAAAAAACGAAAAGAGAAATTAAGCACTCGTGATATTGAAGATTTAATGGGGATTCGTGGACCACGATATGAACGCAGACGTGGAGCATTAAGACAAAAGTAATTTAAAAATATAAAGGAGTGGTCTTACATGACTAAACAATTATCTTTCTTACCAAAAATCGATAGAGTAGCAACGCAGAAAAAATTAGAAGGTGTTCTGGAAAGCGTACGTTTATATAGACAGTTTGGAATGATGCGTGAAGAAATGAAAGTCACTCCTTCTTATGAAATTAGATATCACGGACCTACAAATGATGTAGGAAAGCCATTAGAAGATGTCGCAATGGCTAATATACAGCAAAGTAAACGAGAAGAGTGGATTAAGCAAACATCATTTCGCATTGACCAGTTTCTTAGTCGATTAGGCAATGGGCGTGCTGGAAAGGACCAAAGAAACATTATTATTAAGCGTTATTTAGAAGATGAATATGTATGCGATTATATGGTGTATAACGAACTTGGCATGAGTGAGCGTACTTATCGACGAGTTAAGGCTAGAGTGTTTTATAAACTTGCTTTTGCTCTTAGGTTAGAGGTTTATGAGACTGAAGAAACTGGAGGTAATGAATAATGAATTTTGTTCAGCCGATACGTGATCCAGAGCAAATACAGCAGCTTAAAGAGTATTTTAAGGAAAAGAGCTTACGTAATTACATTCTCTTTATTATGGGCATTAATACAGGCCTTAGAATCTCAGATATTCTGAAACTTAAGGTAGGAGATGTTAAAGGCAGTCATATATCCATGAGGGAAAAGAAAACAGGGAAGCAGAAACGAATACAAATTACCGCATCTCTTAAAAGGGAGCTTAAATGGTTTATTGAAGAAAGAGAAGATCATGAGTATTTATTACAAAGTAGACAGGGGAAGAATCGTCCTATTGGGCGCAGCATGGCATATAAGATATTAAGTGGAGCAGCGGCAGAGTTTGGATTAGATGAAATAGGCACACATACGCTGAGAAAGACGTACGGGTACCATATGTACATGCAAACGAAAAACATAGCATTACTCATGGAGATATTCAATCACTCGTCAGAGAAGGTCACATTACGTTATATAGGGGTAAACCAAGATGCAATGGATAAAGCAATGACTAGGTTTAAAATCTAAGCATTGCTTTTTCTTTTTGAATCTATACAGTTACTCATAAATTTTGTACTGTGTAACTCAAAAGGGAAAGTTTAATTAAGTCAATGATATCAAGGGATTTGGCGAAGGGGTCAGTTACACACAATATAAGATATGGGTAAGTCATTAGTAAAAACCACATAAGAGTGAGAGTCAGTTAGAAAAGATAAAATAAGTGGCAGAGTCGTGACCGCTTTTTGGCAGGAAATGTGCCGGTTGTTTTGGAATCAACGTGATATATTTGTATTGTGAGAAGTGGCGGAAAACATTTCTCACAAAATTCCTGATAATGAAAATGGATTGTCATGACCGGTGGCGATGGTTGCAGATTGGATGAATAGTTGTTTCTTGATTTCATATTCAACTGCAATTTATGTTATTCAAGCGAAGAAGGGCTTTTGCTCTTCTTCCAGTTACTTAATATTGCTGCAGCAGATGAATATAACGACATTAGGTAATTGGGAGAAGAATAAAACTTCATTTACCGTAATTGAAGTGTAAACAAATAATTAATCATAAAGCATCCATTCGGGTGCTTTTTTATTTTGGAGGAGGATGAGGGATGGATAATCCAAACAACGAAATAAAATTAGGAATTGTTGAATTAAGAATGCAAGTTACTGGACTGGAATAAACGATTGTAGATCTAGTTCGAAGAGTAACTATGTTAGAAGCAGGACTAGCAACGAAAGCTGATAAGGAGGATTCACAAAATGGCCAATAACAAATTAATTATTGAAGTAACTGCGCATACAACTGAAGCATTAGAAGAGATTAAAGAAGTAACTGAAGCTGCCAATGAATGTGTGGCTGCATTAGAGAAGTTTGAAAGTGTTATGGGTAGGCTTACTAATAAGAACAATTCAATTGAAATAGAAGTTCCTGTTCTTATAAACGGAAGGAAAATAGCTGAAGGTATTACGAGAATTTCGGAAACAGAAAGGGAAATAGCTTCAAGAACATGTTAAGGAAATGTAGGGGGAGATAGCTAATGAAGCTAACTAAACAAGAACAAGCGGTTGCAATTGGTACATTCATTTCAATGTTAGGACAGGATCTTGTGAATGAGCGTATTGATAAACAGAAATTAGAAAGTGCAATTCCAATCTTTAATGAGTTGGAAGATAATACAACACCTAAACAAAAGAGAGAAGCAATGATTAGTTTGCTAGGTAAAACAATAGATGAATTTTTAAAACAATAGCCATAAAAAAAGGAAAAGCAACTCGCATGGGGGCGAATTACTTTTCCAGATGGCAATGTTAACTCTATTATAACAACTTGTATTTATTTGTAAATATATAATCGGAATATTCTTTCAAATGAGGTGAAGGTGATGGAATTAACTAAGACTGAGATAGCGGTTGTTATTAGTATGTTTAATGTGGCATTAGGTGAGGATGAGTTTGGGAATTATCTTGAGAAGTGTATGAGTAAACATTCATTAGAGCAATTCGTTGAAACAACTGAACAAATCGCTAATAATACAACAATAAATGAGATGAGAGAATCTAGTGTAAGTGCAATAAATAAACTTATTCATGGTTTATTAGAAGAATAAGGAGTGAGGATAAATGCAAGTCTACTGTTCTAACTGTAATGAAGATTACGATATGCAACCACAAGTAACACAACTTCCAAAAAAGATTGAGAAGTGTTTCTATATTTGTCCTCATTGTGGCCATGAGCATGTCGCTGCATATGTGAACGATAAGATTCGTAAGCACCAAGCGGATATAGCTAAGTGTCATGAACGGATAAATAAAAAGAATCTGACCATCGGGGATGAAATGAAACGGTTAAGGAAGAGGATGGAAGGTGCCAAGTAAACCATTCAAGCCGTGCAAGTCGTTAGGTTGCAACGAACTAACACGGGATAAGTATTGCGCTAAACATATCGAAAAGGAAAAAGAAACTGTAAGATATTACGACAAACATATTCGAAACAAAAGCTCACGTTCATTCTACAACTCAAGATTGTGGAAGGATATGCGTGAGCTTATTTATCGTAGAGATCATGGTCTATGTGTTCAATGTAGAAGCAAGGATATCATTAAGATAGGTGATGTGGTCGATCATATCATACCTATTCGTGTTGATTGGTCAAAACGATTAGAACCATCTAATTTACAAACACTTTGTCATGCTTGCCACAATAAGAAAACAAAAGAAGATGAAAAGAAAAACAAAAAATAATTCGAAAGAAAAAATTCATAAACAACCCCCCACCATGAAAAAGCAAAAGGCGACTCCCTGGAGACCGCCGCCTAGCTTTCCGTGCAAAAAGTTCGTTTTATTCTATAAAAGGGGGTTCAGCTAAGGGAGGTGGTTCTCATAGGAAGAAAAGCGAAGCCGATTCATTTGCATTTATTAGAAGGTAATACAAATCGATTGACAAAAGATGAAATTGAACAACGATTAAAAGCTGAAAAACAGTTGCAAGCAAAAAAAGACAAGGTAAAGCCACCAACGTGGCTAGATTCAGTTGCAAAGAAAGAGTTTAGGAGAATTGCTGGTGAATTACTAGAGCTAGACGTTATCACAAACATAGATGTAAATGCATTAGCAACGTATTGCGATGCTTATTCTGACTATGTTGAATGCACCAAAATTATCCGAGAAGAAGGACTCCTTGTTGAATATACCAATAAGGCAGCTGAAACCAATAAAGTTCCACATCCATTACTTACAAAGAAAAAGCAATTACATGAACAAATGAAGGCTTTGGCTGTTGAGTTTGGTCTTACACCGAGTGCAAGAGCTAAAATTGTCATTCCAAATATAAAACAAGGTCCGAAAACAAATGTAGAAAAGGAGTTTGACGTATAACATGATCAGACAATGGATGCTGGACTACTGTGATGACGTACTAAATGATGAAGTTGTTGCTTGTCAGAAGCATAAACAGGCTTGTAAACGATTTTTAAGAGATATTGAGCGTGAAGGGTCTGAAGATTTCCCATATGTTTTTAAGGAAGAAAAAGCACTTCGTTTCCTAAAGTGGATGTCTCTGTTTAAACATACAAAAGGAAAATTAGCAGGTCAGAGAATTGAACCACATTCGATACAAATTTTTGTATTTAGCAATATTTACGGATGGGTTCATCGTAATACGGGATTAAGGCGATTTAAAAAGGCATATTGGCAAGTTGGACGTAAAAACGCAAAGTCTCAATCTTTAGCATGTGTAGGTTCATATGAAGCGATGGCATTTGGTGAAAATATGTCGGAAGTATACATTGGAGCTACGAAAACGGAACAAAGTAAAATTGTTTGGAATGAAATTAAAGCGCAAATGAATGGATGTGAAGATTTAAAAGGAAAGTTCAATATTGCGTATGGTAAAATTGAACACCTTAAAACTGATTCTTTTATTTCAGCGCTATCAAAAGATGCAGGGAAATCTGGTGATGGACTGAATGTTCAGTGCGGAATTATTGATGAATATCATGCACATCCTACTTCTGAAATTTATGATGTTCTGGTGTCAGGTTCGGGTGCTCGTCCGAATCCGCTTATGATGATTATAACGACAGCTGGTTTTAATTTGAGTCATCCTTGCTATCGTGTAGAGTATCAATATGTTTCTAAAATTTTGGATCCTAATATTGATATTGAAAACGAAGAATATTTTGTCATGGTTAATGAATTAGATAAAGATGATGAGATTACGAATGCAGAAGTGTGGGAGAAAGCAAATCCAATTCTATGTAGTTATGAAGAAGGACGTACTTTTTTAAAAGGGGAACTACAATCAGCCCTTGATGTACCTGAGAAAATGCGTAATTATCTCACGAAAAACATGAATAGATGGGTGGATATGAAAGAAAATGGCTACATGGATATGCAAAAATGGAAAGATTGCAAAGAAACTGTGGAATTATCCGAATTAAAAGGGTTAGAATGCACAGTAGGTGTCGATTTATCAGCAAAAATTGACTTAACAAGTGTAGATTTTGAATTTAAAAAGGATAATACGTATATTGTGATTAGTCATAGTTTTATGCCGGAAGATACCTTGCATGAGAAAAGAAAAACAGATAAAGTTCCGTATGATCTTTGGATACAGCAAGGGTGGATTACAACAACACCTGGTGCGGTAGTTGATTATGAATATATTAAAAGACATATTAAAACCATGGAAAAAGAGAATAAATTTAAAATAAAAGAAATATGTGCTGACCCTTGGAATGCTACACAATTCATGCAAGACATGGAAGCAGAAGGATATACAGTGGTGGAAATACGTCAAGGAATGGCGACTTTATCAGGTCCTACAAAGGATTTTCGTGAACAAGTTTATCAGAAAAAAGTCATTCACAATAACAATCCAGTGTTAAATTGGGCTGTTAGTAATGCTATAACAAAACAGGATGCCAACGAAAATATCATGTTGGACAAGTCAAAAGCTACAGAGAGAATTGACCCGATAGCGGCTGTAATTAACTCGCATGTTCGATGCATGCTCAATTCAGGTGAGATGGATTTAAACTCATATATTTTAAGTCAAGATTTCTCATTCTAGGAGGAATTACATGCGGTTTTTAATGTTTTTTATCAATATTTTAGATGATATTTTATTTATTTCAGGGTTGTCCATTATTATAGGGACGACTTTTTTTATTAATCCAATTTACGGATGGTATCTGTTGGGTATTATCCTCACAATTTTGGGGGTGATAATGATCAGAAGATAGAAAGGAGGTGAAACTTTTGATTTTTCGGCATTTATTTAGAAATCAGGATACGACAGATTTAAAAAATCCTTCACCTTGGTTTAAAAGTTTATTTGGATATCAAGCCACAAGTGGTGAAAAGGTAACGGTTGAGTCCTCTTTAGGTGTTCCCACAGTTTATCGATGCATTAATATCCTTGCAAATAGTGTTGCGATGCTTCCTTTTCAAACGTTTAAAAAGACAGCGAAGGGAAGGGAACGGGATAAGGTACATCAAGTGTCTTTTGTTCTAGAAAGAAGACCAAATCCTTATCAAAGTCCATTTAAATTTAAACATCTAATCGAAACACATCGCAATACATGGGGAAATGCTTATATCAATATTCATTGGGGTGTGGATGGAAGACCAAAAGAACTGTGGGTATTGAATCCGGCTGTTACAACCCCCAATGTGGACCAGAAGACAAATAAATTATGGTACTTTACTAGTTTGCCAGACGGTACACCTGTAAAAATACCTGATGATGACATTATTCATCTTACTACATTGTCTACTGATGGTTTAAAGGGGAAACCACCTATTCAAATTGCAAGGGAGTCTATAGGCAGCTCACAAGCGGCACAGAAGTTTAAAGGCAAGTTTTTTACAAACGGTGCAGCGCATAGTGGAATATTAAAAACGCAACAAGCACTAGGTAAAGAGGCGAAAGAAGTACTTCGTGATGCATGGGAAGAGGCAAATACAGGATTAAATAATGCTCAAAGGATTGCCATTTTAGATGCTGGTTTAGAATTTGAAAAGGTTGGGATGCCTTTAAAAGATGCTCAATTTATTGAAGGTATGAAATTTGATAAAGGCGAGATTGCAAATATTTTTAATATTCCTTTGCACATGATTAACGAGTTAGATCGTGCTACTTTCTCCAATATTGAGCAACAAGCGCTAGATTTTATTCAAAATACATTGAGTCCAATTCTTATTCAATATGAGGAAGAGTTTTCTTATAAAGCATTTTCATTTACTGAGCAAAAACGATATTACTTAAAGTTTAATCTAACAAGTTTATTACGTGCTGATTCTAAATCAAGAGCAGAATTCTACAAAATTATGTTAGATGCTGGTGCTTTTTCGATTAATAAGGTACTAGAACTGGAAGACATGGACGGGATTGGGGAATACGGTGATAAACACCGCGTTGACTTAAACCATGTATCTATTGAAATTGCCGATGAATACCAATTAGCAAAAGCTAATGGAGGGGCACCACAGAAGGGAGGTGAGGACGATTAAGGACGTATTTACTATTAAAAATCAAACAGAATCGTCAGCAGATTTATTTATCTATGGTGACATCATAAATAATACAGGTTGGAAATGGGATGATTCTGATATTATGCCGGATGATGTAAAAAACATTTTAGGGCAATTAGATGATAAAAGTAACCTAAATATCTATGTAAATAGTGGTGGTGGTTCTGTATTTGCTGGTTTAGCCATTTATAACATGCTAAAGCGCAATAAAGCGCAAAAAACTGTTTATGTGGACGGTGTTGCAGCTTCTATTGCCTCAGTAATTGCCTTAGCTGGTGATCGTGTCGTCGTTCCTTCTAACGCATTCTTAATGATTCATAAACCTTGGACATTTGCAGTCGGAAATGCAATTGATTTCCGAAAAGCAGCAGAGGACCTTGATAACATTGAATCAGGAATCATGAATGTATACAAAGAGAACTTAAAAGAAGGTGTTGAAATTGAAGAGATTCAACAATTAGTAGATGCTGAGACTTGGTTAAGTGGTGAAGAAGCTGAAAAATACTTCAATATAGAAGTTGTGGAGGCGAAAGAAGTCGCAGCTTGTAGTAGTGATTACTTTGATAAATATCAAAAAACACCAAATAAGATTGTAGCAAAAGCTCCTTCTATTCCAAAGAAGGACAATAATGAACAATTAAAAATACAAAATGCACTAGACCTGTTAGAACTATAGGTCTATTTTTTGTGCCAATATAAGGAGGACATACCGAATGGATAAACGTGAACAAGAATTACGTCAAAAAGTTGCTGATTTAAAAGCGAAAGCAGAAGAATTTAACAATAGCGGTAAATATGAAGATGCAAAGGCAAAAATTGAGGAAGCGAAAAACGCGAAAAATGAACTGGATAACTATCTAGCGATGATGTAAATCCAAGTTTCTGACCCTGTAAATTCACAAACAGGAGTTTTGCCTCCAGCATCATTTAAAAATGAAGATCCATCGTATAAAGAAGTATTTATGAAAGCTATCCGTGGTCAAAATTTAAGCCATGAAGAAGCATGCGTTATGCAGGAATACAAAGCGGCCTTATCTGAGAATTCAGGTAAAGATGGCGGCTATATTGTTCCAGAAGATATTACGACAACAATTAATCAATTAAAACAAACGGTTGATAGCTTAGAACAATATGTAAATGTACAATCTGTATCAACAAACAAGGGAGCCCGTACGCTAGAAAAACGTGCAGCATCTACACCTTTTGCGCCATTATCTGAGTATGGTAAGCCAAATGCAATGCAAGAAATTGCTTCTCCTGAATTCGATCGTTTATCGTATGCTATTGAAGATTATGCAGGCTTCTTACCGGTGCCAAATGATTTATTAGATGATACAGATCAAGCTTTAGAAGAATATTTACGTCAATGGATTGCGAAAAAATCTATTGCGACTCGAAACTATCTGATTTTACAAGAAATCAATAAACTAACAAAAGTTGATTTAAAGGATTATAACGGCCTTAAAACAACATTAAACGTTACACTAGATCCAATGTTTGCAGCAGTAGCGAACATTTTTACAAACCAAGATGGATTTAATTACTTAGATCAATTAGAAGATAAAAATGGTCGTCCACTACTGCAACCAGATCCAACAAATCCAACTCGTAAGTTATTTTCCGGTAAGCCCGTTATTGTGTTGTCCAATAAAACAATTGCTACAGATAAAGACGGAAAAGCACCTTTCATTGTTGGGGATTTAAAAGAGGCAGTTATTCTTTGGGATAGAAAACAATTATCTATTGATATGACCAAAGAAGGCGGAAATGCTTGGAGAACAAATACTTCTGAATTCCGAGCAATCGAACGTGAAGATGTCACATTATGGGACCAAGAAGCAGTTGTGTATGGGCAAATTACAGTTGCGCCTAAAACTGGAGCTTAATAAGCTAGGGGGTGTCCTTCTTGGTACTAACATTAGAGGAAGCTAAAAAGTATCTTCGCGTGGATGGTGATGAGGAGGACGATCTCATTACATCTTTCGTAATAGCAGCTGAAATCTATATTAAAAATGCTACAAGTAAAAATGTGGACTTAAAAAGCGAGCTTGCTAAATTGGCGGCTCGTATTTTAATTTCCCATTGGCATGAAAATCGGGAAGCAGTTGGAAAAGCAGAACAATTAGCATTTAGTTTGCAATCGATATTAGTTCAGCTGCAGTATTCTGGTGGTGATTTAAGTGAATCCAGGTAAATTAGATAAACGTCTTACATTTCAAGTGAAAGATGATGAAGCAAAGAGCCCAGACGGTGATCCAATAGAAAGATATAAGGATTCTTTTACTGTATGGGGCTCTTTTATTTTTTTAAAGGGAAGAAAATACTTTGAAGCAGCCGCAGCTAACAGTGAAGTGCAGGGTGAAACGGAAATCCGATTTTGCGCAGATGTGAATGCTGACATGAAAATCAAGTATAAGAATACGATTTATGACATTCTTTCGGTTATTCCAACTGAAAAACACACATTATCAATCATGTGGAAGCGTGGTGGAATGAATGGCTGATGGTGTAGATTTGTTAGGTTTTGATCGTTTAGTTACTGAATTAAATCAAATGGGGTTACGTGGAGAGGAAATAGAAGATAAAGCTCTTGCAGCTGGTGGTGAACAAATTCGAAAAGCTATTGCAGAAAGAAGTGAACCGAGGAGTTCAAGTCCTAAGAAACCTTCCAAAAGTGAACCTTGGCGTACGGGCCAACATTTGCTTGATAATATACGAGTTACGAAGGCACGAATGGAAAATGGTGTGAAAACGATTAAGATTGGAATAGACAAAGCGGACCGTTCTCCATATTTCTATGGAAAGTTTTTAGAATGGGGTACATCAAAAATGCCAGCACATCCATTTATAGAACCGGGCTTTAATTCTTCAAAATCAGCAGCAATTCGCGCTATGACAGACATTTTGAAGAATGAAATGAGGTTAAATTTATGATAAATTTACGCCCTGAAATTTTGCAAGCTCTTGAAAATAATCAGGAGCTTGTTTCTTTATTAGGTGGAAAACGTGTTTATTATCGTAAAGCCAAAAACGCTGAAGAGTTTCCGCGTATTACGTTTTTCGAATTAGACAATAGACCAGATGGGTTTGCGGATAATGAAGAAAATGAAAGTGAAATTACATTCCAAATCGATATTTGGGCAAAGGGTAGTACAGCGGTAATCCATCAAAAAGTGAATGAAATCATGAAAAAAATTGGTTTCTCACGTTATGCGGTTGCTGACTTATATGAAGATGATACAGAAATATTTCATTACGCGATGCGATTCGCAAAAGGAGTGGAGTTATAGATGGCTGGAGAAGTGATTAAAATTAGTTCGACTGTCGGTGTAGATAGCCTTGTTTACGCCAAGTTATTGAAAGATGATGCAACAGGTGTTGAATACAGTGCAGTAAAAGAAATGGAAGGTGCTGTAAAGATTAAAACATCCAAAAAGGTAGCTTCGGAGATTATGTGGAGTGACAATAAAAAATCGGAAATCGCTGAGTCGGATGGAGAAGTAGAAGTGGAAATTGAGCTTCGTAACATCTCGTTAACAACAAAAGCAGATATTGAAGGGTATCCAGAAGTTAAAGACGGTGTGTTAGATGAGAGACGCGAAGGTGAAAAGCCGTATCTAGCAATCGGATGGCGTTTCTTAAAGGCTAATGGAAAATATCGATATGTTTGGTTATTAAAAGGGAAGCTTTCACAAGAGGAAGAAGAAGGCGAAACTAAGAAGGATAAACCAAACTTCCAAACAACGAAACTGAAAGGTTCATTTATTGAGCGTGATTTTGATGATAGACCCAAATTTACAGCAGATGCCGACGAACCTACATTTACCAAAGCGGTAGGAGATAACTGGTTTAAAAAGGTATATGAGAAGCCTGTGGCACAACCGCCAGCAGGAAAGTAAGAGGGAGCAAAGGCTCTCTCTTTTTTTATTAAATTTAGGAGGGAAAAACTATGAAATTAACTTTACGAATCAATAACGAAGAAAAAACTTTTAACTTACCAGCATTTATTCCGGCTCGTTTAATCCGTCAAGCACCTGAGTTGGCTGAAATTCCAAATAATCCTGGTCCAGAAGATATGGATAAGATGGTTAAATTCGTGGTGAAGGTGTACGATGATCAATTTACATTAGACCAATATTGGGATGGGATTGATGCTCGTAAATTTTTATCAACAACTTCAGACGTAATTAATGCAATTATAAATGAAACTGTGGAAGCAGCTGGTGGTAATCCTGTATCTGGAGAAGAAGAAAACCCAAACGCGTAGAGGGAGGAGGGCTAACGTTCAGTGAGTTTATGGACGAGCTCTACCTCTCTTTATTACGTCAAGGGTATAAACATCATCATATCGATAATGAAATGGATATTTGGCATTATTTAAAGCTGAATCAAAAGAGTCGTGAACAAGGTGATTCAAATAGTGAAAATGCAAGTTCTAATGAAATAGAAGTTCCGGCAGAAAACATTATTTAATGAGGGGGTGAGACTATGGCAAATGAAATGAATAATTTGGTCGTTAGGCTTTCCCTTGATAATGTAAACTTCCGACAAGGTATCGCGAATTCAGGGCGTGCAGTCAGAACATTACAGAACGAATTAAAATCTGTGAGTACAGGTATGGGTGGTTTTGCTAACGCTAGTCAACAAACGCAAGCGAAAATGAATACACTCAGTAGGCTCATTGATGCGCAAAAAGAGAAAGTTAAAGCGTTACGACAAGCCTATGATCAAAATAAGGCTAAATTAGGTGAAAATGATGCAGCAACTCAACGATATGCTTCACAAGTTAATAAAGCAGTTGCTGATTTAAATAGATTTGAAAATGAACTCAAACAAGTGAATCGTCAGGCACAACAAACAGCACTGGATAAATTAAATAATTCATTGAAGTCTTTACAAGCTGAATTCCAAGCGGTTACAACAGGAATGCATGGATATACCAATGCTACTGAACAAACTCGAGCAAAAATTGATGTGCTATCTCGTATGGTAGATAAGCAAAAGGAGAAAATCAGGGAGCTTCAGTCCGCTTACAATCGTGCTAAAACGGAAGAAGGTGCAGCAAGTCAATCAGCACAACATTATGCTGAACAAATTCATCGAGCTACCGCTGAACTTAATCGATTCGAAACTGAATTACGTCAGTCAAATCATGAACTAGAACAACAAGGTAATCGTCTTCTCAATTTCGGAAACCGTATGGAAACATTGGGAAATCATTTGCAAAATGCAGGAATGCAAATTGGTATGGTGTTTGGCGGAATGACTTACGCTATAGGGCGGGGTTTAAAATCAGCGGTTACTGAATCAATGAACTTCGAACAACAGATGGCTAACATTAAAGCAGTATCTGGTTCTACTGGCGAAGAAATGAAAAAGTTGAGTGAACTGGCTGTTAATATGGGTGAAACAACAAAGTATTCTTCTGTAGAAGCAGGAAAAGGTATTGAAGAATTAATAAAAGCTGGTGTCAGTTTAACAGATATTATTAATGGAGGTCTATCAGGTGCTCTGAACCTAGCAACGGCTGGAGAATTAGATTTAGGTGAAGCGGCAGAAATTGCATCAACAGCGTTAAATGCCTTCAAAGCGGATCATCTTTCAGTAGCAGATGCAGCTAACATATTATCAGGAGCGGCAAACGCATCGGCAACTGATGTACGTGAATTAAAATATGGTCTTGCTGCCTCTTCAGCAGTAGCGGCAGGAGCAGGGATGACGTTTAAAGATACCGCTACAACTTTAGCAGTATTCGCTCAAAATGGTTTAAAAGGTTCAGATGCAGGGACATCTTTAAAAACGATGCTTATGAGGTTAAATCCATCTACTAAAGAAGCATATAACAAAATGCGTGATTTAGGTCTTATCACATATAACGCTCAAGCAGGGTTTGATTTCCTGGTGAAAAATGGAGTTACTCCAGCATCTAGAAGTGTGGGAGATATCGAAGTTGCATTAGAAAAATATGTAATGAAAACTGAAGGAGTTACAAAGTGGAACGATAAATGTGATACAACATTCCGTGAGTTAGCAACAAGTTCCGCATTCTTATCATCAAAATTTTATGATCAACAGGGACATATTCAAAGTCTAGAAAATATTTCAGGAACACTTCATGAGTCTATGAAAGACTTAACAGATCAACAACGAAGTATGGCGTTAGAAACATTATTTGGTTCTGATGCCGTTCGTGGTGCGACTATTCTCTTTAAAGAAGGAGCAAAAGGGGTTAATGAAATGTGGGATGCAATGTCCAAAGTTACGGCTGCCGATGTTGCAAAAACAAAGATTGATACCCTCCAAGGAAGAATCGTTTTATTAGATTCAGCGTTTTCTACTATGAAAAAGACAATTGGTGATGCACTTGCTCCTGTGGTGAGTGTGTTTGTTGCTGGTTTACAAAAACTTGTTGATGGATTCAACTCTTTACCAGGACCAGTACAAAAGGCAATAGCAATTACAGGTGGTATTGTTCTTGCTTTAACAGCTGTGGCTACAGCGATAGGTGTTGTTTTAGCAGCGTTTGGAATGATTGCTTCAGGAATTGGTTCTTTATCTCTTGCATTAGGATCAGTCGGTGGGATTGCTGGAATTGCGGCTGGAGCAGTTGGATTCTTAGGAAGCGCGCTTGCGGTTTTAACAGGACCAATTGGTCTAGTAGCAGCCGCTCTTATTGGAACTGGAGTTGTTGCATATAAAGCATATCAAAAAGCAACTGAAGACAGTATCGCTTCAGTAGATCGCTTTGCTACGAATACGGAAGGGAAAGTAAGCGCATCGACTAAGAAAGTTCTTGGTGAGTATTTCAAGTTATCTGATGGTATTAGACAAAAGTTAACTGAAATTAGATTGAATCATGAAGTAATAACAGAAGAACAGTCACAGAAGTTGATTGGCCAATATGACAAATTAGCTAATACAATCATTGAAAAAACCAATGCAAGGCAGCAAAAAGAAATTGAAGGACTTAAAAAGTTCTTTGCCGATTCATATGTATTAACTGCTGAAGAAGAGAACAAACGAATCGAACAGTTAAATCAGCACTATGAACAAGAAAAGCTGAAAACACAAGAAAAAGAAAATAAAATTAAAGAAATTCTACAAACAGTCGCTAGGGAAAATAGAGAATTAACAACATCCGAGCGAATCTCGTTACAAGCATTGCAGGATGAAATGGACAGAGTTGCTGTTGAGCATATGTCTAAAAATCAAATGGAGCAAAAGGTTATTCTTGAAAATATGCGTGTGCAGGCTAGTGAAATTTCAGCTAGACAGGCAGCGGAAGTTGTAGAGAATAGCGCCAAAGCAAGGGATAAAGTTATTGAAGATGCGAAAAAGACTCGTGACGAAAAAATTGCTGAGGCGATTCGTCAGCGTGATGAAAATAAAACAATTACTGTTGATGAAGCGAACGCAATCATTGCAGAGGCAAAACGTCAGTATGATAGTACAGTTTCTACAGCTCGAGATAGGCATAAAGAAATCGTGAGTGAAGCAAAAGCGCAAGCTGGCGAACATGCAAATCAGGTAGATTGGGAAACTGGCCAAGTAAAATCGAAATATCAAGTTATGAAAGATGATGTTGTCCGAAAAATGAAAGAAATGTGGTCGGATGTTACCAATAAATATGAAGATATGAAAAACTCTGCAAGTAACAAGGTAGAAGAAATAAAAAATACAGTTTCAAGAAAATTTGAAGAGCAGAAAAAAGCTGTTAGTGATAAAATGCGGGAGATAAAGAGCGATATTGAAGAAAAGTGGAATACAGTTGAAAAATTCTTCAGTACTATAAATCTACGTTCCATTGGTAAATCCATTATAGAAGGTCTCGAAAAAGGGTTGGATGATGCGACAGGTGGTTTATATAGTAAGGCGAAAAGCATTGCTGGAGAGATTAAAAGGACTATTTCTGGAGCACTAGAAATTAACAGTCCGTCTAAAGTGATGATTCCAGTCGGTAGCGCAGTTCCAGAAGGTGTTGGGGTTGGTATGGATAAAGGAAAACGGTTTGTTGTTGATGCAGCGAAAAATGTAGTCGGAACCGTTAAGAAGCAGATGGGGAATATGCCATCTATTTTTGATTTTGGATTCCAAACAAATCAATATAGTATCCCACAAAATACGTTTGGCAATTTTAGCGGATATACGCAAACGCAATTAGCTTATAACAACCCATCTATGGCAAAAACTATATTCCCAGATAGAGCGGTTAGAGAGCAAGAACTGAAATTAACTGTAAATATGACTAATGTTTTAGATGGAAAAGAGCTTGCAAATGGAAGTTACACCTACACTACAAAACTTCAAGATCGTGAACAAAAAAGAAGAGCGGAATTTTAAGGGTGGTGAGCAAGTTGGGGAAACTTAGTTTTACTTTTAATAATATTAGAAAAGATTATATTCAAATGCTAGTCGGAAGAAAACGTCCTTCATGGGCTCCAGTTAAAAGAAAATTAGTAAGAGTCCCTCATCGTGCAGGGGCTCTTTTTATTAATACAGAAACGGAGGAACGTCGTATTGATGTTCCTCTTGTCATTAAAGCAAAAAAAGATATGGCGGATTTGCAAAAGATAAAAGAAGATTTAGCAGATTGGCTATATACAGAGCAACCAGCTGAACTTATTTTTGATGATGAGTTAGACAGGATTTATTTAGCATTAATTGATGGTTCTGTCGATTTGGACGAAATAGTCAATAGAGGTAGAGGTGTTATTACTTTTGTTTGTCCAATGCCGTATAAATTAGGTAAACAAAATACTCATATGTTTAATCAAAACTGGTCCACTGAAATCACTACTTCTTTCGTCAATCAAGGTAATGTAGAAGCGCCTCCAATTATTGAGATTGAGGCCAAGAAACCGAGTACATTTTTAGATGTATGGTTTGGTGAGTATCCGTATAATCGTGATTATTTTAGAATCGGTTATCCGTTGAAAACAGAGCAACTACCTGTAGAGAGAAATCAAAGGCTGATATGGGATGAAATGACTACCACTGTTGGGTGGAGTAAAGTAAGTTCAATGGAAGATGGCAACCCAGTCGGTGAAATGAAATCAGACGGTTATCAATTTTATTGCTCTAATTATGGTACAGGGACAGGAAAAGGATGGAATGGTGCAGCTGTTAAAAAAAATATACCTAATGGGCCAGTGCAAGATTTTATTATGCAGGCTTATGTTACATGTAAAAGTAAACGTATCAATGAGATGGGTCGAGTGGAAATAGCGATATTAGATGAAAACAGTAAAGTGCTTTCGAAAATAGCTATGACTGATGTATTTTGGCAAGCTGAACAAAACTTCGGAACAATGGTAATCGGTTATGATAATAAACCAGGAAGAAGAAGTTTAATTCATGAAAGTGGAGATTATCCAAACACTTGGAACCAATATCAAGGGCGATTGTGGATAGCTAGAACAGGAAATGTATGGGAAGCGTATATTTCGAAATTCCTCCCGGGGACGGAAAAAGATGATTCTGAACGATTTGTGCGGTGGACGGATGAAAATAACTATCACATGGAAAAAGCGGCGCAAATTCAAATCAGTATTATGCAATGGCAAGATGTACCGCCAGTAGAAGCGATGACCGTTTCAGATTTAAAGTTCTGGAAAGTGAATTTAAATACTCAAAATAATCCGCCTTACATTTTTGATACGGGAGACAAGATTATAATTGATACAGAAAAAAGTCTTGTAACAATTAACGGTAAAAATGCAATTAATTTAAAAGACATTTTTAGTAATTTTCCAACTGTAATACGTGGTGAGAATCGTATCGATATCATGCCACCAGATGTTAAAGCAACTGTTAGTTATAGGGAGAGATACAGATGAGAACACCAAGCGGGATTTTGCATGTTGTGGATTTCAAAACAGATCAAATCGTTGCAGCTATCCAGCCAAATGACTACTGGGATGACAAAAGGCATTGGGAACTGAAAAACAATGTTGATATGTTGGATTTCACTGTTTTTGATGGAACTACTCATTCAGCTACATTACAACAACAAAATCTTGTTCTAAAAGAAGTCCGTGATGGAAGAATCGTACCATATGTTATTACAGAAACGGAGAAGAATTCAGACAAACGATCTATTACCACATACGCTTCAGGGGCTTGGGTTCAAATTGCTAAATCAGGCATTATAAAACCACAAAGGATAGAAGGCAAAACAGTAAACGAATTTATTGATATGGCTCTTGTAGGTATGAAATGGAAACGCGGGAAAACAGATTATGCAGGTTTTCACACTATGACCATTGATGAATTTATGGATCCGTTAACCTTTTTGAAGAAAATAGCTTCTTTGTTCAAATTAGAAATTCAATACCGTGTTGAGGTTCAAGGGTCACAAATAGTTGGATGGTATGTAGATATGATTCAAAGGCGTGGCCGAGACACTGGTAAAGAAATAGAGTTAGGTAAAGATTTGATAGGTGTTACACGTATTGAACATTCAAGAGATATTTGTACAGCGTTAGTCGGATTTGTAAAAGGCGAAGGCGATAGTGTAATTACTATTGAAAGTATTAACAGGGGACTTCCTTATATTGTTGATAATGATGCATTTCAACGATGGAACGAACGTGGTAAGCATAAGTTTGGTTTTTATACGCCAGAAACAGAAGAGTTAAATATGACACCACAACGTTTAATGACGTTAATGGAAATAGAACTGAAAAAACGTATTAATTCTTCAGTTTCGTATGAAGTAGAGGCACAATCAATCGGTCGCATTTTCGGACTAGCGCATGAACTAATCAATGAAGGAGATACAATCCGAATCAAAGATACAGGCTTCACACCTAAGCTATATCTTGAAGCGCGTGTTATTGCTGGTGACGAATCATTCACTGATCCTGCACAAGATAAATACGAATTTGGGGATTATCGAGAGATAGTAGACCCAAACGAGGAACTACGAAGGATTTACAATCGAATCCTTAGTAAATTCGGTGAGAAACAAGAAATGTTGGATCAGCTAGATAAATTAGTGAAAGAAGCCAATGAAACAGCAAGTAACGCTAAGAAAGAATCAGAAGCAGCGAAAACACTTGCTGAAAAGGTACAAGAGAACATTAAAAATAATACTGTTGAAATTATAGAAGCTAAGAATCCACCAACAACAGGACTTAAACCTAATAAAACGCTTTGGCGTGATATTAGTAACGGAAAGCCCGGCGTTTTAAAAATATGGACAGGTACAGCTTGGGAATCGGTTGTACCAGATGTTGAATCAGTTAAGAAAGCAACACTTGAGCAGGTTAATAAAGATATTGAGGCCACAAAAACAGAATTAAACCAAAAGGTCCAAGAAGCACAGAATCAAGCTACAGGACAATTCAATAAAGTACAGGAAGGTTTACAAGGTGTCAGTCGTACAATTTCTAATATCGAAAATAAACAAGGTGAAATCGATAAGAAAGTAACTCAGTTTGAACAGGATTCTAATGGATTTAAAACTTCTATTGAATCGTTAACAAAAAAAGATACCGAAATCAGTAACAAATTAAATACAGTCGAACAAACTGTAGAAGGTACAAAAAAGACGATAACTGATATACAATCCGATACAAACGGATTAAAGAAAACAACAACCGAAATTAAAGAGCAAGCTGGGAAGACTAGTGAAAAATTAGAGAGTGTTGAGAAAAAGTTTGATGATATGAAGTTTAGCGGACGTAACCTTCTGTTAAATACAGGTGGCACACTTAAATCTGACACTGGAACGAACATTTCAAATACTGATTTAAAATCTTTTAAATTTGCTCCTAATACTTTCGAAATGATTAGAGGTCAAGAAGTTGCTCTTTCTATTACAGCTAGAACACAAGCTTTTTCGAAGGGAACACCTAGTCCTTGGATTGGTATGGAATTATCAGTGACATATGACGATAATGAGCAAGTTTGGCTACCTATTCGTATAGAAGACAAACTTGCTACTTCTCAAGGTTGGGTTCGTTATTCTGCTGTTGTTACCATTAAAAACAAAGCAATTAAAACTGGTTATCTAAATAGTTTAATTCGAAATGTAAAAGGTATGGTTGAACTTAAAGAATGGCAAATTGAAATTGGAAATAAAGCAGCTGAATATAGACCAGCGGCAGAAGATCAAGTAACAACCGATGAATTCACCAAGAAAACCACTGAAATTACAAAAAGTGTAGATGGTATCAAAGAAACAATAACAAAAGTAGAAAACAATCAAAGTGGATTTGATAAACGTGTTGCTACTGTAGAAAAAGATGCAACTACCATTAAACAAAATGTCACTTTAATACAAAATATGCAGACAGAACAAGGAAGACAATTACAAGAGGCGAAAGCTGGTTGGGAAAATACTGCGAAAGCACTTGAAGGTAAAGTTGAACTTAAACAAGTAGAGGATTATGTTGCTGGATTTAAGATTCCAGAGTTGAAGCAAACAGTTAATCAGAATAAACAAGATTTATTAGATGAATTAGCCAACAAGCTTGCAACTGAACAATTTAATCAGAAGATGACTTTAATCGATAACCGTTTCACTATCAATGAACAGGGTATCAATGCAGCAGCCAAAAAGACAGAGGTATATACAAAAACGCAAGCAGATGGACAATTTGCCACATCATCTTATGTAAGAGATATGGAAACCCGTCTTCAGTTAACTGAAAAGGGTGTTAGTATATCTGTAAAAGAAAATGATGTAATTGCAGCATTCAATATGAGTAAAGAAAACATTACTTTGAATGCGAACAGAATTAACTTAAAAGGTTTTATTACAGCGAGCCATATTAAAGGACAAGTTTTAGAAGGAGTAACACTTAAAACGAGTGGAAATAGATTTGTTGAAATAAATAAGCAAGACATGAAGATTTTCGACTCGGATAAGCCACGTGGCTATATAGGATTTATGGAAACAAATGATGGAAGTATTCAACCTTCACTCGTACTTGGTTCTGACAATATTAAATACAGGGGTACAGGATCGTTTTATATTTATCAAGTCATGCCGCGAATGAATGGAGTCGATCAACCTTCTAAAGCATATGCAAAATTTGGGGTTTCTAAAGGAGAAAATGCAGAAGGAACTAATATTTGGTCAAATTATATTCAAATGCAGAATGACGGTGGACACCTGAGCGTATATTCAGATGGGCAATTTCGTTTTAAAAACTTGAATGATATTATTTTTGAATCTGAAGGATGGGCTCCAGGATATGGTCACTTCTTTGTAACTACAACTGAACCACATTCTTTTACAAATAACTGGGGACAGTTTACTTTCAGAAGAAAAGGCAGTGACTATGAAATACATTTCGTAAACGGCGCCTCTGATCATGATTTAATCATGGGTAATGCAATGATAAGGTCAAGTTTTGTACAAGGTTATAACAATGGCTTGCAGATTAAAGATATGATGGGTCAGGGATGGAAAGACATAGAATTAAGAACACTACGAGCTAAAGAAAATATATCTGCTACAGGGCGTATGTGGGCGCAAGAATTTATCCCTAATTCTTCTCGTACGCTTAAAACGGACATAGAAGACCTTCCATTCTCTGCTTTAGATAAAATCAACTCTGTAAACATCAAACAGTATCACTTTATAAGAGATGTTGAACGCTTCGAGTCAGGGGAGTCTATTACACTTCCAATTAATTACGGTATGATTGCGGAGGACTCTGACGATGTATTCACCACACCACAGAAAGACGCTATAAAACTTTATAGCTCGGTTGCAATTTCTATTCAAGCAATACAAGAAGTTGACTTTAAAGTTGAAAATCTTCAATTTGACCACGGTATGTTGAAGCAGGAAGTTGACACTCTTAAAGAACAACTTGAAGCTGAAAAACTTAAGAAAGTTTCAATGAAAGCTGAAATTGATGAATTAAAGGTATTAGTGCAACAATTACTAAACAAATAAAACGAAAAGAGAGTGAATTATTATGGCTAAATTTTTCAAACCGATATTTGATGAATTAACAATCGATCATGGTTCTGATATCTTACTAGAGGAGAATCATATGATTATCAATATCAATGCTGATAGAGTTCGAGAACAATTAAATTATGATGAATCATTAATGGTTTCTGAATTTCCACTGTTTAAACTTCCGGAAGATTTAATAAACGAGTTAACTACACTAAGAAAACAAGCGATTCCACATACTACACATTCAAATGTAAAAGGATGGTTTAAAATGCGACCAGATTTCGGGAGCGATGTAGTAAATTATGCATTTCAAATGTTATCCGGATATGATGTGTTCGACGGTAAGGAAATGAAGTGGAAGTGTATAGAAAAAGCTTTTGGTGGATTAGAAACGAAACATAAAGTATTACAAAGAGCAACCTATGTAATTATTTTGAAAGATGTAACGGAAGTGGTCAACTAATATAACGAACTGTCATACTAAAACAAAAGATAGATGAACGATAAATAAAAAACGACTCAGTAAGAAAAGCGAATTGCAGCGTTAGAAGATTTATTACAACAATTAATCGATGAGAAACCAGAGCAGCCATAAGCTGGTCTTTTTTTATTGTCTAAAAAGGAGTGGTCAAAGTGGAAGGATTACAAGAGGTAAGAAGTGATGTTCAAGAAATCAAGCAAGATATCAAGGACATACGATTAGAAATTAAAAGCTTAGAAATGCGAACAACTGGTAATGAGAAAGACATTATCAATATAAACAAGCAGCTAGATAAAATTAGTGCCAATACTACATGGATCTTGCGCCTTATTGTAGGTGGAATTGTTGGTGGTATTCTCACTTTCTTAATGAAAGGGGGTGGTATGTAATGGTTAGTTTAGCTGTAATGATTGGAATTGTAGTTGGTCTTTCTCAAATTGTAAAAACAATTGGATTGCAAACAAAATATGTTCCGTTATTGAATTTAACGCTTGGCATTGTGCTAGGCGTTTTATTTTTGGACGGAGATATCAAAACAAATGTATTTCAAGGAATCATCATTGGTCTATCAGCAAGTGGATTATTTGACCACACAAAAATTATGAAAAAGGATGCTGATATAAAATGAAAAAAACATTAAAACATATTCCTTCTGTACTCTTTGCTGTTATTTTAGCTTTATCCGTTGCAACAAGTGCTTTTGCTGATAGAACACTGATTATTCCTGATTTACCTAAACAATCATACCGTTATGGTGTAGGTGCTTATGAGGGCGTTGTAGCACATTCTACAGCAACACCAGAAGCACCAGCTATTAATATTCAAAAATATGAGTCTCGTACATGGCGTTCGGCATTCGTACATTATGCAGTTGATTGGAATGAAACAATCCAAATTGCTGATATGAAATACATTGCTTACGGTGCAGGACCAGGAGCAAATAAACGATTTGTTCACGTGGAATTATGCGAAACAAGAGATTATGAAAAATTCAAACGAAGCTATGATAAGTACGTTAAGTTATTGGCTAAAATCCTTCGTGACCGTGGAATATCAGTAGAAAAAGGATTGTGGACTCACTACGATGTGACGAAATATCTTGGTGGTACAGATCATGAAGATCCACTTGATTACTTAAAGTCTCATGGCGTTTCAGAAGCTCAATTCCATGCTGATGTACAACGCGCATATAATAACTCTAGTGTGGAAGTTTCCGTTCCTGATAAGCCATCTAAACCAGCAGAAGTTCCAACGGCTGTAACAGATGGTATTGCTTATATTGAAGGTTACAATGTTAACTTACGTAAAGGACCTGGTACAAGTTATTCTAAGATTCGACAGCTAAATAAACCGGAATCTTATGTTGTATGGGGTGAAAAGGATGGTTGGTTAAATCTTGGTAGAGAGCAATGGATTAAGAACGATCCATCTTATGTGAAGTTTAGTAAGAAAAGCACAGTAGATTCATCAATTGTAGGTAAGCGTGTTGTTTCTAAAGTTAATAATTTACGATTCTATGATGCTCCATCTTGGCAGGAAAAAGATGTTGCTGGTTCTGTAGATGCAGGATTAGGTTTTACAATTGATGCAAAAATAAACGTCAATGGATCCCCGCAATACAAAGTGCACAATAGTAAAGGTAAAACATACTATGTCACAGCAAGTGAAGCCTATGTGTATGTGAAGTAAAAAGACAAGAGCCGTCCTGTTGGGCGGCTTTTTATACTTTATTTTTTAGAAGCTCTATATCCAGCAGCTTTTGCATCAGCTTCAGAACAGAACGTTTCTTCAGCATTTGTTTTATCATAGAACTGTTGACCAGGCATATGGTAAATTTTCTCGCCTCTACTATTTTTATTACCTTTAATAGTGCAAGTTCCATTTTGTTCCGTTACTTGATTTGTTTTGGGTGGAGTAGCAACTTCTTGTTTCTTTTGTTGCTCTTTTTGTTTTTGCTGTTCTTCTTTTTGTTTTTGAAGTTCCTGTTGTCTTTTTTGTTCAGCTTCTTGCTTTTTTAATTCTTCTTGTTGCTTCTGAAGATCTTGTTGTTTTTTTTCCTCTTCTTTTACTTCCTCAGATTGTTTTGATTCCTCTTGCTTAATAACAGTAGAGGCTTTTTCGGATTTATCACTATCCGAACTTTTTGTACAAGAGCCTATTAAAATAATTAATAAAATGATGATACCTAAACAACCTAAACATCCACACCCTCGGCGTTTTTTTTCTTCTTTTTCATTTGTTGCTTTTTCCATTTCTATCCCCCTAAATATTGAAAATTTCAATATTTAGTATAACAGATATCGAAAGGGGATTATTGAAAAGTTTTTATTGAATGTATAACTTTTTAATAATTTGAAATTGAAAAGTGGTATTGTAAATTCACAATAATGATACTTGATTACAAAAAAAGTTGTTTTAATTATAATAAGGTGGTTAAGAACTTTAAAAAGGTAGAGGACAATGTTGAAACGGGTAATAGTAAAAAACTTTGTCATTTATCAAAATTTTTTCAGAAGGTATCGGTACATTTTCAAAATCTATCAATATTAAAAACACCCGACATCTTTCAATCAACAAAAATCGGGAAAGATATTTTTATTTTGTCCATAATGTGTTTGAAAGGAAGGATTTAGAATGGATTGGTTAGAGAGAATGAATCGCTCGATGAATTATATTGAGCAAAATTTATCGAATGAAATAGATGCAAAAGAAGTAGCGAGGTTAGCTTGTTGTTCAGAGTATCATTTTCCTAGAATGTTTTCGTCTATTACAGGTTTTACTTTGTCGGAATATATAAGGCGTAGACGTTTATCACAAGCTGCATTTGAACTTCAAAATGATAATTTCATTCGAATTATTGATCTTGCGCTGAAGTATGGATATGATTCACCGGACGCATTTAGTCGTGCTTTTAAAAGCCTTCATGGGGTGACTCCAACAGAAGCGAGACGTAAAGGGGTTGAATTAAAAGCCTTTCCGAGAATTTCCTTTCAAATCACGATTAAAGGGGATGTGGAGATGGAGTATAGAATTGAAGTGCTAGATTGTAAGGTTGAAATTGTAGGAGTGAAAGAAAAAGTCATAACTGAGGCTGCCTTTCGTATGATTCCGACTTTATGGGAGGAAGCAACAAAAAGTGGATTATTGAAACAACTTATAGATATGTCGTGGGAAAATCCGCAATGTAAATTAGAAGGTCTTTTAGGTGTATGTGGAAAGCAAGCTGCTATAACAGATGAAACATTTGAGTATATGATGGGATGCCGTTACCAAAGCGAATATACTATTGGCATGGAGAAGATTATAATCCCTAAAAGTACTTGGGCTGTTTTTCCAAATGTTTCTGATGCATGGAAACGCCTCTATACAGAATGGCTACCTACCTCTGGATATGAGTTGGTAGATCTTCCTTGTATTGAAAATTATTTAGCACCTGATCGAAATCCGAGTAGTGAACTTTGGGTTCCAGTTATTCAAAAATAATGATAATGTGTGATGAGATATGGTTGATGAATGCTCAACTAGATGATAAATGGTGGTATGAAGTTAAATAAAACAAAAGAATAGTTTGATTAACAAAAATAGCCGTCAAATGACGGCTATTTTTTATTGTTCAATTATTGTTGCGCTAATTTTAGGCATTCCTGTTTTATCTTTTTCATCGTAGGCACCATAAATCGTTACTGTTGCACCTTTTGATATTTTCAATCCACTTTTGAGTGTTATTTCATTTTCATTTGATTGCACACCACTTTGTGCGATTTGAATAGTGTACTTACCTTTTCCGTCATTTTCATTTGTACTTATGACAAAAGAAGGTAGCAATGAAGATTTAAGTAATAAATCTACCGTTCCCGTAGCTTTAAGCCTTTTTCCTTTTTCATATTGATCTCCATTTGCTTTAACAAAACTAACTTCTTCAGCATCTTGCTTTATCTTCTTATTTAATTCATCCTGAGATGTTAAATCTTTTGTAGTTTCTTCTTGAGATTTGACGTTTGTTTTTTCCCTTGATTCATTTTCTTTGGAAGAATCACAAGCTGTTAGACCTAAAAATAGGGTACTTCCGACACAAAGACTTATAAGTTTTTTATACATTTTCATTATCCTCCTCTATCCAAATTTCTTCCATGTGCAATTTTAATTCTTTTGCAATTTTGTAAGCTGTGAGAAAACTAGGGAGCGTCGTGTTATTAACAAGTGAGCTCATTGTAGTTTGACTAATTCCAATAAGATTTGAAAATTCCTTTTGACGTATTTCTCTTTCAGCAAAAATAACACGAAGTTTACATTTTAATCGCACAATATCACCTCTTTAATTATATACAATTCGCATATGGAAATGTGTCCTCCTTTAATTTAATCAACGAACATTTAGAAAAGTTTAAATGGACAGGCAATATAACTACTTCTAAGTCATATACCTATATCAAGACCACAAGGAACACCAAGTGGAACTAAGGTCATCACGAGGGGAGATGGTTACATGCGTTGGCAGTATAATCACTTGAACACAACTCAATATTTACATCCTTCAAAAGAACTAAGAGATCTGTACAATGAATCAAGATCAAGAGTAGAAACAGAATCTATTCTAAATCACATGAAAAATCATGAAGTTTATGATCGAAAAGAATATAAGGGGTATTTCAGTTTGTCACAGGTATTAGAAGAAGATTTATATGGAGAGGAAGAAGATATTTTAGACTGGGAAATTCTAATGGATTGTTATGATGTCATTCTTACGAGAAGAGGTATTGCATTTCGTGAAAAGGAAGAGGAGGAATAATCCATGACATTAGCAGGGGAAGCGATAATAATTTGGACAGCGACAGGCTTGTCAGTAATAGCGATAAAGGTAGCAGAGAAAATGGGGAAGAGTGTTCCACATTGGCTTCTGCATATCACCTTGTACACGACACTTACAGGCTCGTTCTTATATCTTCTACGTTATGTTCTCACTTTGTTTCTATGAGAGAATGCCAAGTGGAATTTAATTATCGTGCAGAACATAAGGTTTTTAGCTTGTACGTTCGTATTCCTTGAAACAGGGATATATACCCTCTATAAGAGGGATATAGGGAGTGATTTTATGTTTGAATTATTATCGGTACCGCTGGCGGCAATACTTTTCGCTATATTCGGTGATAAGTTCAAAAATAAAGAGGATGACCGGAAAAAGATACAAGTATTTTTTGAAGTAAGTGGAATTGCAATTAGGAGTAATGAAAAATTACAGTATCCAGTTTTTATTGAGCAAAAAGAGGATGATCGTAGTACGACTTATGTGTATCGATTGCCAGTAGGGATGCCGTCAAAAATCATTCAAAAGGTAGAGGATGTTGTAAGTGAAGGATTAAGTAAGCCCGTACGAATCCAATATGATAATTACAAATTGAATATCCGTGTGTTTTATAAAGATGTTCCGGATAAATGGGACTGGGAAGTTGGTTTGATAAAGAAAGGGAAATGGCAGGTTCCCATGGGGCAAAGTTTAGAAAGATTAATATATCATGACTTTGATAAAACACCACATATGGCATTAGGTGGACTTACGCGAATGGGTAAGACAGTATTTTTAAAGAATGTATTTACTTCGCTTACCCTAGCGCAACCAGAGCATATTCACTTATACATTATTGATTTAAAAGGTGGTTTAGAGTTCGGTTCATATAAGCATTTAAAACAAGTGGATTCCGTTGCAGAGAAGCCTATAGAAGCTTTTATGGTATTAAGCGATATTCTTAGGAAGATGGAAGAGAAGATGCAATATATGAAAGCCAGACATTACACAAATGTTGTAGAAACGGATATGAAAGAACGATATTTCATCATAGTAGACGAAGGGGCGGAGCTTTGTCCTGATAAAAGTATGAAAAAAGAAAAGCAAAAACTATTAGGAGCGTGTCAGCAAATGCTCTCTCATATTGCTCGTATAGGTGGAGCGTTAGGATTTAGATTAATTTTCTGTACACAGTATCCAACAGGAGATACATTGCCACGACAAGTAAAACAGAATAGTGATGCGAAATTAGGGTTCAGATTACCAACTCAAACAGCTTCTGGTGTTGTGATAGATGAATCAGGATTAGAATCGATAAAAAGTATTCCTGGACGTGCAATTTTTAAAACAGACAGGTTAACTGAAATTCAAGTCCCTTACATTAGTAATGAAATAATGTGGAACCATTTAAAACAATATGAGGTGGAAAAACATGAGGATGCAAACACACCTGAAAATCAACCGTCAAATGGCGATACTTGCGACGATTAGAAAGTTACAATTTGCAACAAGAAGGCATTTAATGTGTGTTCACGAAATGGGAGGGATTAGGAATGCAAATAGGATAATGAATGATTTATCTATTTACACAAGTAAAGTGATTCACAACAAAGAGTATGTTTATTATTTAAATCAATCAGGACATAAGTTATTTGGTGAAGGTAAAGTCGTTCATCATAGTAAAATGTCACATGCTATATTACGGAATGAAGCTTGGCTACATTTATTTTGCCCAGATGATTGGCAAGTAGAAACAGAAATTAGATATATAAAAGATAATAAAAAGAAGAAGATAATTCCTGATGTGAAATTTCGTGACGAGGACAGAATACTTCATGCTGTAGAAATAGATCGTACCCAAAAGATGGTGGTCAATGATGAGAAATTAAAATGTTACGAGGAACTTACTAAAATATATAAACAAAAATATAACGGAAAAGTGCCAGTTATTCATTTCTTTACCATAACCAAATATAGAGAAAAGAAATTAGAACAACTGGCAGCGAAATATGATGTGTTTGTAAAAGTATATGTAATTCAAGAAATTTAA